CAACAACTGCAAACAGTGTAGCTGGTGCTAATGTATCAGGTGCAGTATCTTATGCAACTACAGCTAATAGTGTAGACGTAGCAAATGTTTCAGGAATTGGAAATATTGCTACTATCAATAAAGATGGCAATGCAAGTAATATCCTTTATGGTAATGGAGTATTTGCATCAGCCCCCACACCGGGAGTTAGTTATGGTAATAGTAATGTAGCAACATTCTTAGCATCATATGGAAGTAATACTATATCTACAACAGGTAACATAACTGCAGGTAATGTTATTACTACAGTATTAACTACTGGAGCAAGTGGTACAGCCGGTACTATCACAGGTAACTGGGCATTAAGTTCAGGATCAAGACTTAATGCAACATATGCTGACTTAGCAGAATACTATGAAGCAGATGCTGTTTATCAACCCGGTACTGTATTGGCATTTGGTGGAGAAAAAGAAGTCACTATTGCAGAAGATGGTACTACAAGAGTTGCCGGAGTAGTGTCAACTAACCCGGCATACGCAATGAATGCAAATTGTAAAGGCATTGCAACTGCTGTTGCATTGCAAGGTCGTGTACCAACTAAAGTTCGCGGAACAGTATACAAAGGTGACATGATGGTTAGTGCAGGTAATGGCTATGCTAGACCATGGAACAACCCTGCAATGGGTACAGTGATTGGCAAATCATTAGAAAACTTTGAAGGCATCGAAGGCGTGATTGAGATCGCAATCGGTAGACTATAAGAATAAATAAGATATAGGAATATAAAAATGGCATCATACGTATATACACCAAGTTCAGCAGTAACAACATCATCAATTATTTCTACTGATAAAGTACAAATTGCTACAACTGATACTGCAATTCAATACACAACTAGTTTCCCCAATGTAGCATTGACTGGAACAATTACCTGTGCAACTAATACTGCAAACGTAACAGGTTCAGGTACATTATTCTTGTCAGAACTTAACGTTGGTGCATGGATTGGAAACACAGCAGGTAGTACTGCGGGTGTCGTGCAAGCAATCGCCAATAATACAAGCCTAACACTGACTGCTAATTCAGTTGTTGCAATTAGTAATGCAACAGCAAGATATAGCCCATACGGTGTTCCATATACAATAGCAGATGCTAACAGTACCATTATTCCTAAAAATACTATTAGAAATAGTATTATTGTAGGTCAAGGAAATATCGTATCATTTCTTAAAAACGGCGCAGGCACCGATCAGATAAGTATTACTGAATTAGGTGCACCTCATGCTAACACAGGTACTACTGGTGTTTTTGCTACTCCAAATCTCGGTGGTCCTAAAACTTAATTTTAGTATTTTTAGATAAATATATCATACACTTTCATTCGGAGAGTTTATGCAGTAACCCACTGCGTAGCGGCTAGAACCCGCTAATTTTATAAGGAAAATCAAATGGGACGTCCTCTAAAAATCGCAAAGGCTCAAACAGTCTTAACAGTTACTGATACGGCAACAACAGGCAGTATCGTCACAATATCAGGTGGAAATCTAACAACAGCCCCTACAGTAGGCATTATCGAAGGTATGTCATTTGTAGTTGCATCAAACATTAGTGGTTTAAATGCCGGTACAATATATTATGTTGATACGATTTTATCAAACACCACATTCAGTGTTTCAACTACACAATTAAGTGTTCAACCACGTGTAATGGCTTCATTGTCTAATTCAACAGGTGGAACAGTTAAAGCATCATTCGCAGTGGTTGATGCATGGTTCAACAATCCAGAAGGTGGCGCCGGGTTCCCTTCATCTAATGCTAATACATGGGGTGTAGTTGGTGGTAACACAGCTATCGTTGGTAAACAAGTATTGCCAGCAGTTGCTATTGGTATCGCTGGTACAGGTACATTATACGGTGACACAGGTAATTTAAATGTTTATGGTGCCGGTACAGACTTTGCTAATACATTGTCAGTTGGCTCTGCTATTCAAATTACTACTTCAAATGGTCCTGGCTACAGCACAACTACTAATATTGGTTTTGTTGGAACTAACACAGGCTATATTACTGTTGCTGTTGCTAACACAACTGCTACAGGTAACGTAATTGGTACATCAGGAAACGCACAAACATTGTTTGTCGGAGCTCCGGTGGTATTCGATGCCAATACTGGTGGATTAGTAACAGGTACAACATACTTTGTTGATACTATTGCTAATGCATCTGCATTTACTGTTTCAACTTCACAATATGGTCCACCAAAAGCAGTTACTACTGGAACAACAGCGGCAAATGCTACAATTGATGTAACTGTATTAGCTAGTGTACCTACTGCAAACTTTGCAGGCGCATCATTTGTTTACGCAAATGACGAAGCAGGTTTCATCTTGCGTCAAAAAGGTAAGACAAAGTATCTAGTACAAGGTGTAACAAGTGGTTTAATTGCACAATGCTATACAGCCAATGTTGCCAACACAGCATTGACACCAAACACAATGAATATCTTGTCTACTGATGCTACTCCAGCTACAGCATATGTTTCAAGTGTTAACGATTACAATACTGAAGTGTTCCCAACGCAGGTTGCTGCCGGTTCATTAGTTGTGGGTACAGTGTATACAATTTACAGTACTGGTACAACAGATTGGACAGTATGTGGTTCAGCTTCTAATATGACAGGTGTTTCATTCGTTGCTACAGCAACTGGTTCTGGAACTGGTACTGCTGTTGTTAATAGTGTTAACCCTGATGTTATCGCTACATTCAACACTGCATACGCCGCTAATACATATGACGGTCAGCCTAACCCAATCGTTACGATTGCTAATGCTTAATCATGGCAACTGGTAGAACTATTAAGATGCCAAAGACAGAAACTGATATCGCTGTACTTCAAGTTCAAGTTAAAAACATTGAACAAGATGTCAGCGAAATCAAAGCTAGTCTTAAGGATATGCATGAATGTATAGATCGTAATGCAACTGAAACAAGAGATTTGTTGAAAGAAATGCGTGACGAGGATACAAAGGCACATAAGGAACTAGGATCAAAAGTTTCTGCATTAGAAAAGTGGAGATGGATGATGATGGGGGCAGGAGTAGTTCTAGGATCAATAGGATTCGATATGATAGCAAAAATGCTAAAATAAAAAAAGAGACTTAGGTCTCTTTTTTTGTAAGTGAATTTAACTTTTCTTGTACAATATCAAAGTTAACTGTATTAAATAATCCAGGATGTAATGGTTTGGGATATTGCTTCTCACCTACCCATGCATAACCGCAATGTTCATCATTTAATATAGGTGTGAATTCTTCTGATACTTTACAAAAAAATGTATGATAGGTAAATGTATTGTTTACGAATTTCTGAATGGGTACAAGTTTAGCATGATCTGGAAAGTAATTTATTTCTTCCATACATTCACGCTGTAATCCTTCAAGTAATGTTTCATCACTTTCTATCTTACCACCAGGTATACCCCAGTTACCCGGATTTCTATTGTCATTTCTTAATAGATATAAGAAACGGTTAGTAGTTCCGGAATAAAAAAAGACGCCTGCAGAAATATTACTCATACTATGATTTATCACAGTATTAGATGACGATAGAATAATCCCCTTGACCATACCAGCCTTCATATGATTTCATCCATACATTGTTGATATAATCAAATCTATATTGTAAAGCTGTAGTAAGATTGGTCACATATTCTACAGTAGTATCCTCTTGACTGTCAAATGATACAAACCATTCACCCGATGTTGAATCATATTCAATGATATCATTTGCATTGGCTACTAAACTTCCCCAAGCTATAGTAGTATTACCTGGACTACCTATATCTTCTACAATAAGATATCTACGTCCATTAACAGGACTTGGCAACCCTGCGTTTGGTCCTGTGACTGTTGGATTAATTACACTGTCTACAGGATCCAATGTGTTTTGTGGCAGGGTGTCAGTATCAATATCATATATTAATAACCTATCATCTAATGGATCAGGAACAATAGTACCTACAATATCAGTGGTCATGAATGGATTCTGTAACCATATCTGGCTAATGCCTGGACGTAACGTACCATACACATTTAATAAACTACTCCAATATAAACTTGTATCTGGTGGAGGAGGATATTCTAAACTTTCATTACTTGGATAGAATGCTTCATCAGCTGGTAATAGTTGAAGTCTATTACCTATCAACAATAATTTGTATCCATATGGTGTAATCTTCTGACGAGTACCCAATAACAAATCATCATCTTGTATATCTTGTAACGCTTGACCCTTAAAGATACTAGCAATAACTTTTTCAATAACACCCATCTTCTTAAGTTTAGCGGCATTACTTAACCAGATAGGCATATAAAATTTCCAACTTAATACATCAATAGGGTTACCGCTACCTTGAGGAATAACACGACTACTAAATGTCAACCCATCCTGGTATACGACACTTAAACTAGTCCAATCAATAAAGTTATCAGTACTTTGTATTTCTAGTGATGGATTAAACAATGTGCCCAATTGTTCAACTAATTCTAATTTTTGTTGATAGTTAGTAGTCCATAGATCAACTGTTATTCTTAACGTATAAGGAACAGGCATTAATCTTTCAACAGTAAATGCTTGTCCTTGTACTTGTTCATATTGTTGAGTGTCATTATTGTATGCACGTTGACGAACTTGTATCTTATCAATGAATGTAGGATCCTGTGTTCTGCGCTGGTCATATTCTAACCCGCTGATATAATATGTAATCAACGGTGCACTTGGTAAATTACTTGCACTATTGTTGGCTATGATAGTACTTGCTTGTCTGCTACTATCACCGTACATAACAGGGACTCTAACAATGATGTCATTGCCTGCAGGATCTTTACCTTTAGTAACTTCCCAGTTGGAAAATATTTTTGCAAATTGAATTAAAAATCTGCGTACCTGATTATCATAGAAGAATGCGGCCATAATTTATTCTTTAAGGTTGTGGTGGTAATGTATCTGGTGAAATTGTAAGTATCGAAGACAATGCCTGTTTCTGCGTAGTAGTTGTACCATCAGTTAATACTGTTACATTGCTATTATTTATAAAGCTAGATTGTTGTGACTTATCACTAGCTGTCATACCGGTAGATGTTCTTACATTTTCTGAAATTCTGATCCATAATTGACCATCCCAACGATATAGTATTTGCGGCAAATAGTCTATACGTAAGAAATAATCTCCTACTTGTGGATTTTGAGGGAAACTAATGCCAGCACCAGTTGGATAGCCATTTGGTGCTTCGCCTGTACCATCTAAGTAACCCGTTGTATATCCAAAACTTCTTGGACTACTACGTGCAATGAATTGGAATCGTGGATCACAATCTGCTCTAAAGTCCATGACTGGTGTTATCTCATCAGTGAAGCCAGGTAGTTCTGGATTTTGGTCAGCTGTTGCATATGTATTATCTGCTGTACCATATGGGCCTGTAATGACGCCAATGCTATCAATTGCTAAAACAATATCACCTGATACAGCACCTGAACCAGTGTCAGTTAATGTTGGTTTAATAGTTATTGATTTCAATGACAATGTTGCTTTAGGTTCTACCGCACCACCTTCATGTGTCATATCCCATATAGTTTTTACTGAATTAGCAGGGATACGTAATACTGGACTTGCTTTTTTATATTGCGAAGAACGCATCATTTGTACAGTAGCAGTAGGAGGTCCAAAGTTTGATATTATAACATTGACAGGAGGTGCAGGTTGATTGTACTTACCTGACAATTCAGTATTAGTTTCAAATGTACCATATGTAGGAACAATGTAAAAATTACCACTATCATAACCTGATTTAGGTACAAGACGTTTAGCCTCTTCCAATGCCGCATTATTAATTGCAATATTCTTATTATATGTAGCAAGAATATCTTTAAGATTTGATGCCGTATCTAACTCCCAATATGTTGGATTCGGTGGCATAATGCCAATAGGTACTTCTATTTTACTGATATAATTCTTATCACCGAATGTAATAACATAACCCGGTGGATATGTTTTATCTTTATCCCATATTCCTAAGTAATTATCTTGGTTAACGGGTTCAGCTAATATCTGACTAAATTCTTCACTATCAACTAATGGTTCACACTTAATACGCCACATATGTGGATACCAAGTTTGACTAAATCCTTCACTGGAAAAGTTAGCATCAGTAATACTATAAAAACGTTTTAATGCTACTGGAATAGTTTCATTTAATGGATTATAATCTAATAAATGAGGTAATTCTAATACATCACCTACCATTAGTTTCCGTCCAACAATATCAATCATATCATTATAATGTACATTGATAAAGATAATATCGTTATTTAAGAATAAACCAAACTGACTTAAATCAAAGTCTAAGTTTTGAACATTATAATGTCCACGTAATCTATAAACGTTTGGATCATATGTTCTATCTCTATTTTCTAGGAATAATAAATCCTGAATATTCAATGGATTTAGTGCATCATATTCTGGTTGAGTATAATCAATACTGGGTCCTTGATTAGTTGGACCTAAATACTTGTGAATGTATAAATCCGTGCCGCCAACACGCAATTCTTCGGATATTGTTCTATCAAAGAAACGATAATCATTCTGTTTATTTGGGCGGTATAAGGATAACTTTGGCATAATAGTATTTATCGCAATGTCCTACCCTTGAATCCTAAGGTTGACAATAAATATGGATTGTGCTATAATAATCAAATATTAGTAAAGGAGTGCCAAATGGCAACACGTAAGCGTAATACAGAGGACCATAGTCTAGTTAAAGCATTGAATCCACGGGATGTAGATGTGCAACATTATGGGGATGAACCATTATTTGTTCTACAACCGGATGAGGATAAGCGCAGAGTCGCATTGATGCGTAGTTTTACTTGGTACAATCGTTTCTATGGCAAAAAAGATGCTAAAGAACTTATGTCCCAATACTTAGAATATAAC